AACACCTTCCGATTGATTTGCGGATTCCGGGATATGGGAATCGGTGCCCCCGACCAGTCCGGTTGGAACGCTCTATAGGCCGTTGACGTCGGCCAGCCCCATGGCGCGGGCAAGATCGGTCCGATTGTGAATCCCGTTGCTGGCGAATGCTTTCGGCACTAGGTGCTGAATCCAACGTAGTTGATACCCACAGCGCGATCCCATGGCACGCTAACATACAGTTGCACATGTGTATATGTCTAGCTTTTCGGAGAACTTTCCGACAAGCAGGAATATATCGACATTCTATGAATCGGAAAGGTGCAGGTTAAAGGCATATTTAAGTACCCGAGTCTGCTCGCTCAACACTTGACTCTTCCCAGTTGTGGGAATAACGTGCCACCCATGCAACCAGATGACAGCGGAAAGGATCCCGACCTGGTCCTCTCCTACCTGCTCGGTCGAAGGCTGCGGGCCGAAGAACTGCTCGAAGCTTTCGAACTCACCAAATCCACCTACTACGAGAGACTGCAATCCGGAAAGCTGATCACCGCAGACAGCCTGATCACCGCCGCCCGCAACCTGGGACTCAACCCCATGGACCTCCTCGTCCGATACGGACTACTCACCTCCCACGAAGTAATCGACGCCGCAGCAGAAGCCGTATCCTCCGCTGAGGAGGTTGCCCCCCTCATGGGAAAATCATTGACCACGGCAGAGAGGAGGGCGGTGACCAGGGTGGCGAAAAAACTGATCAAAACTAATCCAGAGTTTTCCCCACGCCTCGACAGACCACCGCTATAGAATCATCCTTCCCGGGAGGGCACCGCCAACCATCCCCCACGAAAGGGGTTTAACCCTTTATGATTCCATGATTCCTATGATTCCAGCCTTCCTGATCGCACCCGCCCTAGGCTGCTGCGGATGGGCCATCTGGTCAAGACGTAAAACCTGGCGCATCCGATGGGACCGCGCACTGACGCTGTCAGTCCTCCTGCAAGCCTTCGCCTTCGCCCTATGCGCCCCAATAACATCCAGCGGACCGGGACACCTACTGTTCGTAGTCACCGGAACCGCCCACCTGGACGACTACTTCGGGCACCTCTCCTTCATCGCCGCCGCAGCCTGCGTCATCTACGCCTGCGCCGGCCGCGTCGCCCCAGACGACGAACTAGAACCCCTCATGCGCAAAGTGGAATTCCCCGGCACCGCCGCCGCCGCCCTCATGCTCATAGCCCGCACCCTCAGCAACAAACTATCCGCCGAAACCCAACCCGACTTCCTCAATCTAACCTGCGACACCTGGCTCGCCATCTACTGGCTCATCTATGGCGCCATCGTCATCTACCTACTGGGGATCCTCATCAAACTGCTCCTAGTGCTACGCCAAGACCCCCGCTCCCAAACCACCGCCAACCTGTTCATCATCTCCACCACATTCGGCATCGCATCCATCACCGCCCTCATCGGCCGCGTCATCATCCCCGGCATACTCTCCGGCTGGTGGGTGTGGGTGCCGCTCTGCGTCTCCGGATACCTCGCCGCAGCCGCAGCTGCACTCTCTTGGAGACGCCGCACACTCCCCTTCACCCAAAACTGCAAATGCGGAGGCGGCTGCCTACTCCTAAGCATGAAACTCCCACCCGAATGATGATTACACTTACCCAAGAAGTCATTACATTTACCCAGAAACGCAGCGCACCCGGCTTGACAGCCCCAAGAAACGACCTGCTAATCTTGCCTAGAAGATAAGAGAGTGCGAAGCACCTCGGCAAGTCATCGAGCGTTAGCGAGATGGAATGCCCCCCTCCCCCCTGGGAGGGCATCTAACGCAACCAGTCCGGGAAGTGCCACCCCAGTCGAGAACGCGACGGTCACCTTCTCCTCCATGCTTAAAACGCAAGCAAAAACAAAACGCAACAGACACTGCGGTTAGTGAGTGAGTCACCAAGTTGTCACCTTGGTCGGGTACGTCACTAGGGGAGAGGCGCGGAAACGGTTTGAGCTGCCCGAATTATTCACAAACCCGAATGGAGAAATCCAAATGTTTCACCTATGTAAATCAAATCTTTGAAAGCGCGAGTCTCCAGTCAACTATTAAATCAATTACTGCTAGCATGGCCCCCAAAGGGTAAAGGAGGCCGGCAATGGCCGAGAAGATAATCCGTGTACTGCTAGATGACATGGAGGGCGGAGACGCTGAGGCCACCGGGACTGTGCGGTTCGGCCTAGACGGAAAGTCCTACGAGATTGATTTGAGTGAGAAGAACCAGGCCAAACTCCGCGGGTGTCTGCAGCCGTTCATCGACAACGCGCGCCCCGCAGGCGGGAAAGCCACCAAGCAGCCGGTGCAGCGCAGCGGCGGTCCCTCGGGTTACGGCCGGGAACAGTTAGCGGCGATCCGGGACTGGGCTCGCCGGAACGGCTGGCCCGAGCTCTCCGATAAAGGCCGAGTGCCAGCCGAGGTGCTAGCGGCTTTTGAAACCCAACCCACAGGAAACGGTCAGCCGCAGTTCTCTTCCACCTAGCCGATCGTTAGGTATCCTTTAGGCGGGGTAGGGTCATCTGTCTAGGGGATAAAGGGTATGAGTGCTGTTAGAGAGATCCGGGATCACGCGAAGATGTTCGGGTGGTCCTGTCGCCGCGAAGCGATGGGCGACACGTTTGTGCTGGGGGGGAATATGGTGGCTGTCGATTACCGCAAGGATGGGACTGTGGATCGAGGCTACCGGTACAGGTTCCATGTGGCGACCGGGCCTAAGCTGTGCGAGGCCACGCCTATCCGGAATAAGAAATCTACGGTTGTGTCCTGGTTGGTTAGCTTAGGGGGCTAGCGCACCCAAAGATACTATGATAACCTATGGAAACCTCCGAGAGGATGGTTGGTTGAGGAGCCGGGACCGATATGACCCCCACGGTCCCGGCTCCTTTTTAGACGTTAGCAGAGTCGGCATCGGGTTAACCGGGCGAACTTCGGCATGCGGCCCGGGGGAGGGGACGGGATATTTGTGAAGATTACGCTAGCGGCCTGGGGAAGCCGGGGAGAGTTTGAACCACTCGCCGCCATTGGCCGCGAACTACTCAAACGCGAACACGACGTACAGATAGCCGTCGCGCCCGAACTACTAGAACTAGCTGAAACGGCCGGCATATCGGCGGTTCCCTACGGGCCGGATTTACAGGATATCCTCAACCTCTACCGTGACTACTGGACCTGCCTCTTCCGCACCCCCTGGAAGGTCGCCACCCTCAAGAAACTGGGCGACAAGATGGCCCGATCCATCGAACAAGGCCGCAAAACAGTCAACAAAGCGCTCCTATCCCTAGCGGACGGGTCCGACCTGCTATTGACCGGCATGAACTACGAAGACGCCGCATCAAACGTCGCCGAATACTACAACATCCCCCTCGCAACACTGCACTGGTTCCCCATGAGACCCAACACCCAACTTCTCCCCATCTTCAGCAAACCAGCAATGACAGCATTCTTCTGGGCTCAATGGAAAATGGAGAAAGCCGAAGACCAACAACGCCTCGAATTGGGCCTACCGAAAGCCACCAAACCCTCCGCGCAAAGGATCGCCGAACGCGCACTAGAAATCCAAGCCTACGATCCGGTGTGCTTCCCCGGGCTAGCGCAAGAATGGGACCGGCCATTCGTCGGATCTCTCGCAATGGAACTGCCCACCGACGCCGATGATGAAGTTGCCTCTTGGATCGCCGGGAAGCCCCCGATTTTCTTCGGGTTCGGCAGCATCCCCGTAGAATCCGCGCCCCACACCATCGCCATGATCCAAGAGGTTTGCGAGCAGCTAGGTGAGCGTGCCTTAGTGTGTGCCGGATTGAGCGACTTCACCGTCTCCGACACCGAAAACCTCAAAGTGGTGGATGCCGTGAACTTCGCCACCGTATTCCCCGCCTGCAAAGCCATCGTCCACCACGGAGGCGCCGGAACCATGGCCCTCGCGCTAAGGGCCGGCGTACCCCAGGCGATCCTGTCCACCGACATCAACCAAACACTATGGGGAGTCCAGATTAAACGGTTGAAGTTGGGCACCTCCCGAAGGTTCTCAGCCGCATCAAAGAAAAACCTAGTCAAGGATCTACACGCCATCCTCGCGCCCGAATATGTGAGGCGAGCCCAGGAAGTTTCGGCCAAAATGACCCAGCCATCTGAGGGCGTCGCGAAAGCCGCCGACCTAGTGGAAAATTACGCACGTTAAAAACGGAAAGAAGCCCGGCACCCCCAAAAGGAGATACCGGGCTTAATGCCGTCTAATCAGTCCACACAGCGCCGCAACCGCCTCTCGGGCATAACGACCCTACCGAAGCCGCTTCAGTCGCCTACGGTGGCGCTCAACTCGTCTATCAACTCCGGGCGAAAGCCAGACCAGCTAGTGGTCACACCCTCACCGTAATCAGCCTCAACCACCGGGGCAGACCCATGCCCCAAACCCCTAACATACTCAAGGGTCTCAAAATCCAGGGCAACCTCCTCGAAAGGAATACCCAACCGGCGGAACCGAAGCTTAGTAAGACGACAAGGCTGACACCGAGGGGAAGTGAAAATCCTAACCCTCAAGGGCGCCACCCGTCATGCCAACGCCGACAAAACTCCGAATACGTGATCCGCAACGGAAGCAGCTTCAACACCGCAGGACAATTCTCCGCGATCAAAATATCCGCCGCATGGTGATACTCCGTGTCAGCCACCATATAAGCAGTCGCACAGTCCAACTTATCCACCGTCTCATCCAGCAACTTCTCGACGTTCTTCACCCGCTCCAGGGCCTTCTTCGGCGCAGTCGCCTTCTCGTTGATCCGCTTACCCAGCCGGCCAAACACAGAAGCCAGCGACTCCGACGCCTTAATCGCCTCGTAGAGGAAGAAGCCGACAATGCCCGCGACGATAATCGGCCACAGCCATGCGGGCATGTGAGACCAAAATTGGTCAGGTACGTCCGGGGTCATGCTTCACCAGATACTTCAGCTTCGCCCTCCACACCGGCTGACCGGAGACCCAGTTGACTTCCTCCACCACCCTGTTGTTCGACAAGAACGACGCCACAGCCGTCAAAGCCGCCGTAACCCCCGAGAACAGGGCCAGATGCGCAGCCGACACACTCGGGAAAGTCACCTCAAACAGAGCAATGATTGACACGGCCGCGGTAGCAGCCGCCACGATCTCCTTACGGATCTGGGGAAGGTTGCGGACAACGGCCTTCGCCCCGTCGACAAAACCCTTAAAACTCATCAATATCCTCTCTGATGCGGAAGCGAGTTACCGATCGCCAGAGCGTCAGTAATGCAGGCGATCATCTGCGGCGTGTACTGCCAATGAGGAGCTCCGGTACCCTCAGCAGCGAAAACCATCCCATTGATGATCTCCTCCACCATCCCCACCGGAACAAACAACGACTCCGCAATCTTGATGGTGTTCATAAAAGACGGGTTCTGAACCTCATTAAAAATGAGATTCCCCACCTTTCCAGGGCTCGCAATAGCGGTCCAAGGATTAGTCCCAACAGGAGCACTCGAATATATATCCGCGTAATTCGCGCACGACATCACCACCGGCTTACCATCAGGAGCCGGATAATTCGTCTGCTCCTCAGTCAGATCCATAACCCCGCCGATACCGCCGGTAACATCGCCGTCCTGATTCTTCGGCACCGGCATCCCCGCCAAAAAGGTATTCCCATTCGCGATACCCGGGCACCTGAACGGATCCCCAAAGTTATAGATCCGCCAAATGTAAGGCAACAAGTAATGCAGAGACCCAGTCGGACTCAGAATGTCCAGAACCCACACCTGGTCAGTGACCATCGCGCCCTGCGAATACCCAGTAATCAGAATAGCCAAGCCCTCATAGGAGCCGCGCTGCTTCCGATAATTCTCCGCATACCACTCCAAGGTGGCAACCGTGTAACTACGACCCAACTGGACCGAAGGCCACATCGGTATAGTCGCCGCGGGATACCCGATACACGCCGACGCCCACAAACCATCCTGGGCGTTCGCCAAACCACCCACGATGCCCGACGAGAACCCCGCCCACCAGCCCGAGCCGTCATCCAAAATAGGCTGCGGAGGAAACGGAGCCCCAGGATAAGCGGTCCCCTCGACCGCGACAATCAAGCCGGCGGGACTATAAGCCAGTCCATTTCCTTGGGCGCGAATACTAACGAATTCGCTGCTAGTCACTTAGCAGGAGCCCTGTAGTTCTTGCTCTGCACCTCATCGTCATTGATGTGCGGGTTCTGCTGCACCACCCACTTAGCGACAGTGAAAACGCAGTCCCACAAGTCGTAGTCGTTACCGTCTGCGAGCTGCTGCTTACGAGTCAGTAGCTTCGTCAGAGTGGTGAGCTGATCCCACCGCGAAGACGTCGTATTACTAACCTCGGGAAATGCATAGTCCGCACCCAGCCCGAACATGTGAGCGTCATACAGCATCGCCGCCAGCGCGTAACGCAAAGCCTGGCCGTTCCCATCAATACCATTCGACTCGCTGAACACATCCTGATCCGCGGTCATCTCGCAGCCCCATAACCAGCCAGGCCCAACTTCTCGCCGATCTCAGCCAAAGCATCCACAACAGAACGATTATTTATTTGCGGCCATCCATGACGTTCACCGTCAGAACCAATAGGCCCCTCAAGTTGATCTAAAATAAAATCCACATCCACTCCAAATTGTCCGAAATCGTCCGCATGCGCTTCATTGATGTCGCACTCCACGCCGCCAACCCACTGGTAACCGGCGTTATTTCTCTGCATGATGCTCACGCGGGAATCGATATTCCCACCCGACCACGCCTCGGTCTGCCACATGTACTTACACACCCCGGCATCCAAAGCCCGCTGACACACGTAATAAGCACCGTAAATGCCCACATAATCAGGGCCGCCCAAAACCGAGCCGGCACCAGAGAGATAAGCATCGACAACGCCCTGCTGATCCGGCGACTCATCCCAGTCCGCGCTGAAATAGACCACCGGCCTGTAGTCGGCCGGAACGCCGGGAAGAGAACGAACGTAATCCAGCGCCCACTGCGCGTCAGCGGCACCGCTGTCCTCAAGCATGAACGTGGCATCGGTCTCGAAATTGAAGACCACCTCAATGCCGTTATCAACAAGATCGGCGAACTCACCCGGCAGCAGCTGCTTACCGGGAAGGCCCGAGCCGCCGTCATTCAGATAACGGCACACAAAAGAAACCCCAGCCGCCTTCAAGGCGGCACCCGAGATCCTGCCGCCCGCATAATCCAATCCCCGCGGATAACTCATCGGCTGCCTCCAAGCGGTATCCTCAGCGATCGGGCCATCAAAAACCCAAAAGTCATTCCAATAGCTACTGGCGAGCCCGGTGATATCCCCAGGCACGGTGCAAACCCCGGAATCGCCGTTGCTCTCCATATCCCAGCCATCAATCCAGCAGGCCATATGCGAATACGGACCCCCGCCGCCGTGGTGAATAACCACCTTGAGCGGGTAATCCCCATTCAGCATGTCCTGCCGCGACACCTGGCGGAAACCACCCAAAGGCCCCGGGAAAGTTTCCGTAGAGAACACCCGCCCCCAGGTCATATCCTCCGGACCATCAATAGCGGCCCCGAGAACAATCCCGCACAACCCCGAACAATCCGCGGAAACACCAAAGTTATACGGGTCAAAGCAGCCAGCGTACTCATACTCATCCCCCGGCCCCTGATCGATATCAGAATGCTGCAAAGGTTGAGCATCAGTGGTCAGCCGGTCCAGAAAAACCCTCTTCGAGAACTCGACGTTACTTCTTAAAAGCGTCAAACGAGAACCTCACACTTACCCGGAGGCTCATATTCAGACTCCTGAGCTATACCCGCCAGATCCGCGATCAACTGCTCAGCATCGAAACCATCAATGTTCTTACCGTTAATCAACTTCTCGGAATCGAAATAGACGAACGCCTCATCAGAGAACTGCTCATAACCAGCGGCCGTGAAAAGCTGGGTACGCCCCCAAGTGACCGTGTTGATCATCCCCCCACGACGACCAAGCCCAAGGATGAAATGGCCGCCCTCAACATGAGGATCCTTAAGCGAATCCCACGCCTGCCCCTTATCAAAGGCGTCCATATACTCGGCGGGGCAATCGATACCAATCCCCACCCCGTCAAACAGATACAAGGCCTGGAACAACTGCTCCACATTCTTAGGCTCCAGCGCCAGGTAGGTGTCGATCTTATGCACACGACCCGCAGCATCCGTAAAACCCGTCGTACGCCAATACTCCGCAACATCCAACACATTCGACCCGTTATCAGTCGGGTTAGTGCGAGACCACGGGTTATAGGCATCCGGGTCATAACCGGTAACCGCCGAATACGCCTTCAGAACACAGTCGTCGTTGACCTCGATCGGCTTCTTGCCCTCCGCGCACCACAACTGCAGCGCATGAAAAGGGCCAGCAATCGCACAGTCACCAACCTTGTCATTGGCCAGCATCCCCCAATCAGGCACCAAACTCTCGTGACCAAAATTCTCCGGAGGGGCAGGCAACCTATACGGCTTGATATAGTCCCGAAGATGCAACTTAACCCCTTCAGGGCGGGCAGGCGCCTTCCCGAGGCAATACCTCAAATCAGATTCCTCCTTGATGGTTCCGAACGACATGAGCCCCGCTATTCCCAAAAGCGCCAGGGCGCTCCTTCGGTTAAAATGCACCGCGGGGCAGATATTCCTGATTGCGGATCGGCTCAATATCCACAAACCCGGCCCGGTCAAACGTGATCGGATGCTCCAGCTTCACTACACCAACAACGTCCTGACTGGGGTGCATAGTGAAAATAATGTGGGTGTAGCTCGAACCGGGACGGTTCTTCGGGGCGAAGACGCGGCCCCGCCCAAAGATGGAGCCGTCCTTTTGTGTAGCCCAGGCAATTTGGCCGCGCTGATAATCGAAATCATCTATCGGCTCAAACAGCTGAACCTCGACGCTCCCGTCAAGTTTCGCTGTCGTCCCCGACATTTCGCCCAAACCCACATAGGCGGGCCACACCGTCACCTGCAACAGGCCGTGATTAGCCGGGGCCGAACTCGCAAAAGTATCTTGCAGCACAGTTATTGAAAAAGCCTTTACGTCTGTGTATACGTGGGTGTTACAACTACCTGGCCCTGCGCAGACAACGTCACCGACGTGACAGAAACGTTATCGACCATGTTGTTACCACTAGTGCTAGAGCAGACAATCACGTAAGTGATCGTCGCGGCAGGCGAATCAATAGTGACCGCCGTACCACCCTGCACACCGGTCGACCCAGCCGACCACGTAGTCGTCTGCCGGGCGTAGGCCGGGGATCCGCCCGTGACCTCATTAGTGGGGGTAGTGCTGGAACCCGGACTGCCGGTAGCCAGCCCGATATGCGTCCCCAAAGCCGCATACGAAGCGGCCAGGGAATTAAGGGATGCTGTGCAAGCAACCATATTTAATTTTCCTTATCTCAACTATATGTCTACGCTGGTGGTGTCGTTGTGTAGTTTTGTGTGGCAACAGTATTGTTAAATGCAGATGCTATTGTGCCGTTTTTGACTATAACCCAATCCCCTAACTTGGCATTCCACGACGCATTCTGGTTTGAACTTTGAAACCACAACTGCCACTGATTAGGGGCATCTGCGCTAATGTTGCCGGTGTAGCCCCCACCGTTCAGACCCAACAGATAGGACAAAACGTCAGCCATGTCCGTATAGGTGTTCAATTGCTGCGCAACATAAGTCGCCTGCACTGGAAAGACGGTGACCGGGCTTAGCGCCATTTCGTTCCCTTCTTAGACTTTCAGAATCTCAATGTTGTGGATGCAGCCCCACACGCCGCCCGAGTTGCCGGTCGTTTGGGTGGCCGCACCATCAGATGTGCTGGAATTCTTGGTGTTCAAACATATTCCGCGGCTGGACGCGACCGCACTGTTTACCAGCGTGTATCCGGCCGGCGCGGAACCCCACGTGCTGGTGAAGTTGTTGATGCTGTCGCCGCCAGCGAACAGGTTCAGAATCAGCGACGCGCCGCTGGTGTCACTCATTGTTATCGAGGTGGTGGCCATGTTTTGGCCGCCCGCGTTATCGGTGACCGAATGGCCGCCGACAGGTGTTGTCGCGTTGGCGCCGCTGATAACAATGGCCATCATCGTGCTGGCGTTAGTCCAGGTGCCAGATGTGTGGTTCGTGGCTGTGGCAATGGTCCGCGACACCCGCGACGAGTTAATACCGGTGGTCGACGTGTCCACACTGGTCCACGTCGGAACCGTGCCGCCCGCGCTGGGCTGAGACGGTGCGGTGCTAGACCGGCTGCCGCGGTAAGCGAAAATAATGATCAAGTCACCAACCGCATGGGTCGGTATCGTCACCGTGGTCGCCTGCGCGATGTTGACGGTGCCCTTAATCGACGGGTTGGTGACGACCTTGGTGGCGGTCGCCGACAACACACCCGCACCAGACAAAGCTGCCGCGCTCGCGAACTTGGGATACCTTGCCGCCGACAACACACCAGCACCAGCAAGGGCCGCCGACCGCAAGTAATGCTCTACCCCAGTAGCCGACAGCACACCATGCCCAGCCAACGCCGCACTACTCAAGAACCTCTGAATCGCTGTAGCTGACAGCACACCAGCCCCGGCAAATGGGCTGGCAATGTTGCCGAACCCATGCGCCACAGCCGACAAGGCTCCGCTACCGGAGAAGGCCGCAGCGACAACCGGAGCCGCACTTGCCGACAAAGCACCGATCCCACCGAATGCCGCAGGATCATGGATCGAATACAGATGAGCGGATGCCGCCAAAGTCCCCGAACCCGACAAGGGTGCCGCACAACCCTGATGAGCTGCGGCTGCCAGAACACCAGCACCCGATAGTGCCGGCTTGGCGGCAGCCGCTGCACGCGCGGTCAATACCCCATGCCCGTGGACGAACGCGCCAACACGGTCGGCCACTATCGCCGACAACGCACCTGCACCAGAGAAGGCCGGGTTGCTGTGAGCGATCTTCACCAAAATAGCCGACAGCACACCATGCCCAGCCAGTGCCGGATTAATGAAGCCTTGTGCCACCAGTGCGGATAAGGCGCCGTGCCCACTGAACGGTGCAACTGGTTTGCCGCCAACGAGGACATTGCTGATCGTTACCCAGTCGATTGGCCCCGATGCGAGCCCGTTGGTGGCGGTAAAGGTTGTGGTGCCAAGCGCTTCGTTGACAACCATCGAGGAGTTGTTATTAGAAACGTTATAGCGGTTGGTTCCCCCCGTTGACGTGAGGCCCACATTGCCGAAACTACTAACCCCGCCGATCACATCGACCGCCAGCGTCGTATGCGGGCAGGTAACAGTATCGGAGTGAACGGTGGCGCTGCCCGAAGGCGTGAAAGATGTTGATGCCGACTGGATAGCGCCAACATTGAGATAGGTTTCGCACGATCCGGCGACGAACGGACCAGCGCCGCCGCTCCACGACGCCACCACATTCTTGGTGCCGTTAGGTATGTTCGCGATGGTGTAGCGTTCCATTGTCGGGCCGCTCGACCACGCCGAAGCCAGCTTCTGCATAGGCTTGCTGTCATAGGTGACGCCGGTTAATCCGATGGCCTGATCCGAACCGATATCAACAATGGCGTAAGCACCGGCCTTGCCGGTATGCGACAGCGTGAGACTTGTCGAACCGAAACCAGCCACGTTAGACGACTCCGCGTCAAACACAGGAATCATCGTCAACAATGCCGACAACACACCAGCACCAGCCAACGCGGGAGTTGAGGGTATCTTCACCGACGCGGTCGCCGTCAACACACCGTTACCCGACAATGCTGTCGGGACAGATAAAGCGGCGTGCGCCGACGCGGTTAAGGCACCAGAGCCTCCGAAATCCACGCCGAAATGGGGGGCGCCCGCTGCGTCCCAAGCATTAACCCGCAGCCGGCCACGGCCAGCTAGATCGACGTCTACGAGCATCCGAACAGTCAGAACAGCTGAGGCGGTGCCGCTACCGTGCAAAACGGTCGGAATCGGAGTTGCGTGCTTTTCCGCAACCGCCGTTAAGGAGCCGCTGCCAGACAGGCTGACGCCGTCTAGGAAAATTGGGGCTCGCCAAGCGATCCCGCCGATTTGGGTCACGGCTTCCGCACCCTGACCAGCACATAGCCATCAGATCCAGGCCCGGAAGCGTCAAACGAGAAAGCACGAACGCCGCCCGCTCCGCCGCCTGGTATCGAGCCCGACTGACCGGCAACGACGTCATGACCACCGAAATAGGGTGCCCCGTTAAAGATCATAGTTCCAGGCCCCCCACCGGTTACGTCTCTACTATTGCCCGACTGGCCGCCCCCTTGGCCACCCGCCGCCATGACATCCGCCATTCCCGTCGCCGAAACAGACGAGGCCCCACCGTTACCCCCGGGACCACCAGCGGTGCCGAATCCACCGGCCGCACCAGCAACCCCACCAACGCCCACCGTGATGTTCAGGGCTGTCGCCGACCCGGAAATGTCGGTACCGAACACCTTGGTTGTCGCCACCCACGTTCCAGGCATTCCGCCCTGAGAGTCGAAGATCGGCTGCGAACCCTCCGAGCCGGCGCCCGCACCGAGCGCAATAATGTCTACCAAGTCGCCGGATGCGATCCACGACGGCAGCGTGAAAGTATAAGTGCCGCTTGTCAGCCAGCTGTCGCCAACCGGCCCCTGATACGAGGTAGCGAGGCTTGTGGCCAGCGCTAAGGCGGCCTGGGCGTCCTGCGCGGTCTGCGACAACATGGTGGCCACCTGCGAAAGTTGAACACCAGTCAAATTCTGTTGGGATGCAGCCGATCCCAGGCTATCCAACAAATTCTGATAACTGGTCAGCATGTCGGCCTGCCCCTGCGCCCCTTGCACACTCGAATGGGGCAGTGACGGAATGGCTTCAATGTTTTTCAGCAAGCTAGCGTCGAGGAACCCGGTCGGTTCAAGCATCCCCGCGTCGAACCAGACTGTGCCCGTTGTCATAATATCTGGCGATATGACGAGCGCTATAGCTGCGGTAGCCGAACCCTCGGGGGTGACGAAATCGGCAGACAGAGTGTTCCAACCCGCCGAATCACCCACCGGGGCAATGATAGTGGCGCCCGGTGTAACATCCGAGCCGCCGATGAACGCGATAAAGTTGCCGGACGCGTCATAACAGTTGATGCCCAACTGGATTTGGTCGCCCGTCGTTGCGGGTGCGTTAGTCCATTCGACTTTGCCGCTGACCGAGACAACTTCCAGCGGCTGAACCGGGAACTGCACCCCCTCAATCTGTTTGCGAACCCCGACCGTGTCGGGGTAGCCATCCAGGATGGTGTTGATGTGGTCCCAGATGATCTGCCAACAGGTCCGGTGGTCCCCGTCTGCGAGATTCGGTTGCACTTCCCAGCAGGCCGTGTTGTGCGCGGACGTGGCCGACAAAACGGCCTGGATCTCCTGCCCCGTAGGGGACAACAACATCTTGGCCATACCGCCCACAAAATCCAAGGCGTTGAACGACTTTGCGTCTATCGAAAATTTCAGCATCGACCGGATGGTGTACGGCGACGCGGGGGCACTGAGCAGCGTGATGTCGTTGGGGTCAAGAGGCCGATCAGAGGCCGGCAGGCTGGATATTTCGTCGCCCGGCGCGTAAGTGACGCCAGTCAGACTGTCGTTAGCCGGGTAGGTTCCGGCCTGAAACGATATCTCCCACCACTTGTCAGTTGGTGTATCTTTCAATGTGGGCGTGACACACCCGAACCCGGTCCCCGCATAGTTGGTGGTGCCGGTGCCGAATGCCGGTGTGTTGACCTGGCGGCGCATGTTGCCGACGGCGCACCCGAAAAGCAGGTCGTTGTAACGATCCTGGAGCACACCATGTCTCAGCTCATCGAGCGCACCGCTGATCACAGCCCCCCCTTGGCTGTGGCCCATGAGGATGAACGGCCCCGGGCGGGACCGGATCGCCTTCACCAGGTTCGCTGTCCCCTGCGCGAGGCTTTCACCCATCGGGTACACGGCAGCCTCGTACGGCACAACATAGAATTCGGCCTTGGACCAGTTCAAAAGACTTGTGTCACCGGGCACTTGGCCATCCGTGTTGACCGTGATGTTTGACGTTTGTTGCGTCAGACGCACTCTTGGATCCCCCAGGTTGGGGCCAGCGGCCTGCGACAGCCCCGGCGTCAGCTCCCAGGTGCCGTCACACCAATATATGGTGACTGGTGCTCTACGCAGAGTGCGGATGCAGCCCGCATCACCCCACGTACCGCCCTCAGATCCCGGCCAGTCCCAAATCCACTCACTGTGACCGAGAAGACTAGCCGCGCTGGCGAACTCGCTATCAGGCTGCACATTGGCCGCAGCGCCAGGGGTTAACGCCTGCAGCGTGTGCGCGGGAACCGGCGTGCCGCTAGTCATAGCCCCCGCGCCAATCAGACTGGTCAACAACTGATTTATCGCCGGATCCGTCACAAGGGTGGTAACCCCAGTTACGGTGCCCCCACCCGAACCGCTAGTATCACCCGTGGTCGTCTGCGTGCCAGTCCCCAGCCCACCGCCGCCACTACCGCCCCCGAGGCCCCCAAGACCGAGACCGAGAGAATTCAGCAAGTCCTGGAAAGCGTTGCCCAAAAACGCCAAAGGGTCGGCAGGGCTGCTGCCGCTAGGGTTAGTGTTGAACGGATCGGTAAGAGCGTTAATGAAATCCGTAAACGCCTGCTGAAGGCCGCCCAGCAGATCGTTAATCGGACCCGCAAGGCCACCCAAGCCCAAACCGTTCAGGATCGCATTAACAACATCCTGGATGATTGTGAGCGGCAACTGGGCGAACATCTGCACCAAAGACTGCAGACCATTCGGAATCCCGGCCCCGCCGCCAGTACCGGCAGTAGGGTCGGTGTGAATACTCGGATCCGGCGTTGAGGCAGCCGGAAAAGTCACGACGCCACCGGGAAGGCGACAACCGTGAACTTAGAATTACTGGTCGACCACGAATCAGTCGTATTAGCCGTCCCCTGCGCCACCAGATACATCACCGCGGCACTTCCCGAGGAAACCTTCCCGTAGCTGCCCGTCAACAACGCGCCAAACGACGGAATCATCGTCAACGTCTGAGACGCCGCACCCGTGACACCATTGCGGTCGCCCAAAACATTCCCCGTGGAAGCGTCGTTCAACAACGCCTTTAAATCCACCGCCGTATTAACGGTCCCACTAATAGTCGACTGAGCGAAGCAAATCGGATAGTAGTCATACGACAAAGGCGGCACACTAATAGACGTCAACGTCCCACTCGCGGTGCCCGTCTTAGACACATTAGAAATGGACTGCGCCGAATACACTTTCCCCCACGGAAACGGCATGTACTCAAACGCCGTAGGGCCAGTCGAAGACACGACGACTGTGTCACCGGCCGCCGCTGTACCGGAAAGATCCGACGCATCAGCCAAAGGCCCCGAAGACCCATTCGCGCCCGCTTCGCCCTGCGGAATCCCGAAATCCAGCGTGTAGGCCGAAGACACCCCGGAACTACCCGCCGAAGTCTGGTTCACATCCACCGTCGCCGACGCACCAGACGCCAGCGTGGTCACAGTCCCCAGGCTGAACAGGGCCGGCGGACCCGGCTCCCCAGCCACCAAAGCCGGCAGGCTGCCAACCCCACCAGACGGGGTAAGAATCAGCGTGCAAACACCCGTAGTAGGATCAGTCACGTTAGTTACAGTGACGGTTCCCGTGAATACGAGCGAATTGCCATCTATCGTGATAGCCAATGGATATCCTCTATTGAATTAGGTAGACATGGAGATGACGTTAATAAACTCTTCCAAGCCCGTGATCATCTTGACCACACGCAGAATGGGGTTCACTTCACGTTTACCGTCGCCGACAATGATCTCCACCTGGGCTCGGGTCTTACGGTTGTCCTGCAACTTCACGCTGTAGATGTAATCCGTGTACAACTTGCCCGCCAGCACAAACGACACCAGCGAACCAACGAAAATGTCCTTACCCACCGTGTAAGGGAAACCGTTCTCCCACGACAACTGGATACAGTTATAGCCCTCCGTGTCGAACATGGCCTGCATAAGCGCAAACCACTCATCCAACGTGTAGGCAGAAGCACCAGTCTTTGTGAAATACTCCGGGAAACCATACGGACCCAACTGCACCCGGCGGCTAAAATTCTCCTGCTGCTGAAACGCCAAGAGAATATCGTCAAACGTGCCATTCAGCAGCGAATCGGGAATGCCGGTGAAACCGACCGCGATCTCAATCGCGTCGATAACGAACTCCAGAGTAGCGTTGATAAGATCGTCAAGCCACTGAGGTGATTTACCGCCGCCGATAACCGTATAGGCGATAGGGTGATAGCCCGTCAACTTATACGTCAACAGACCGTTGAGCTCATAATTCTCGTCGCCGTTAAACAGCACCCACGGCGGCACAAAATTAATACCCAAAGCCGGCGCGATCACATCACCCAAATTAGCCGGAAAATACTGGTTATTCGGGTTCAGGAACGGAGACAACGTATCACCCAAAAGGCTGTGCTGAAGGTCAACAACGTCCTTCAACAAACCATCCAAGAACGTGCCCGTAGGCCCCACAATCCCGGATCGGTCGACGCAATTCACCAGAATGGTCGGAGCCGTCAACGGAACCGGAAACGGGATGAACGAGAAACCCATGCTCTGCGTAGCCGGCTGAGGATCCCCCGGCAGCCACACACTGGCCGTCAACACCAAACCGTAATTCATCAACGTGTCTTTAACCAGGTCATAGATTTTGTCCATGCGGCCCGTGATCGCAATCCACGGAGACGTGTCGAAAAGAGGATCCACGAACTGCACCATCATCGGAGTCATCAACATGTCCAACAAGTTCCCGTCAGACATCAACAAAGTCCCGAACCACGACTCCCAATCCAGATCCAAAGAACCAAGATTGTCGACCAACTCCCAAATACCCGACTGCAACCTGAACGTCTGCTCGGCAATCATCGTCAGAACACAAGTAATAGCCGGCCCAACATAGATCGCATTCTTCGGGAACTGCACCTCAATAGGCAGCAGAAAGTTCGGCCACACCAGGATCCTGGAAAACCAGGCGAAATCGTCAATACACTCAACAGTGAGTGTCGGCTGCCTATCATTCAAAGCGTAAGCATAAGAATTGACGCGGCCCGACCACCGCATATCACCCAACTGAATGGTGACCGGAACCACCGTCGTAGTGGCTTCCATAATGTAAGGAACCAGCGGATCCGTAGACTTGAGGACAATCGTCGTCGTCCCCATATCGTTACGCTTCCACTCCACCTCCAACGAGATGTAGTCGAAACATTCCCCGATCGGCTTATAGGTCTTCCCATAAAAAGTGACCACAGCCTGCGTGGGCGGCTGCTGCGCAGCCTTAGCAGCCTGCCAAGCCGCCGCCGACGCCATCTCCGGATAAGACTGGAGCGCCGGAAGCAGATTCTGAGGATCGGAGAAATCTTTGGTGTACTCTAAAGCGGCCATCGCCGCCGGGGAGTGATAGCCGCAACAACCTTACTAAACGGGCTACCATCAGTAATAGACACAGCTATCTTCTGAGTCTGGGGTGCCACACCGTAATCCGAACCCGGAACAGGATTAGTGAACCGGCCCGTCAACAACGAATACAAGTTCCCCTGCGGCGGCCGTATACCAAACGCCGATTCAAACTGCTGCAAAAACGGGGGCACGTTATTGTTCGTCGCAAACGAGATGAGAGCCTCCAAAAACGACTGAAACTGGCTCAGCTGCTGCTGCGGAGGCTGATTCGGGGTTAAGTCCACAACCGACCGCAACCTGGGCTCCGTGGTAACCAAAACCACCTGCCCGTCCAACAAAGGCCCCAACGTGATCATGTCCGCAGAACTGGGGCCATTGCCGAAACCAAACGTTCCCGGCCCATAGCACAAATAGCGCGGCCACGCCTCGACGTCGCCGATATTCGTCAAAGACACAAGACCCGACTGGGTGGCCTGCAGGTTATCCCCACCCGACCAGAACGAAATCGACGGCGGAGCCACCAACTTGCTCGAATGAACACCCGTCCCAGCGCCGAAACCAAAATGGCGGTAAGACGAACCCTTCAACGACGCGCCGGCAGTGTCCGTGATATTCAACACCGTGAACCCATTACGCAGCACCCGGATATTGCCCGGACCCGTCTCCGTGCCCACCACCAAAGTGAACGTCTCACCCCAGTTCGGCGGCCCAGAAGTCTGAGTGGTCCAATCCGTCTGAACACCCGCATTGAAATGCGAAAGCGTCAACGTTGTGGCCGTGAAAAGGCCGAAAAAGCCCACCGTCCCCCCCAGCCGCAACCGGATACCAGACGTTCCGTCGCTGCTGGCCCGAGCCCAAATGTCCACATACGAATCCGGGGTGATGTTGTCCACCCACTCAAAAGCGTGAGCAGCACCCGCAAACGTGATCGAAACAACCTGGTTATCGGTAGTCGAAACAGCGCTGTAAAGGTTGACCACATTCACCGTCTCCGCAGTGGTCCCCACCACCGTCGCGGCACCGTTCTGGATCCCGTACGTATTCACATGAGAGGCGTCATAAAACTGAGTCCAACTGCCGCCAAGAGTGGACGCATCCGACTGAGTGGTGAAATCCTCGCTCGCCGAAGCGTAAGTGATCCCAAAAGGATCGCTCGTAGAATCCACCGAATTCCAATAAGCATCATAGTTCTTGCAGTTCCACACAAACGGCTGCCGGCCCGAATACGTGTAATCCTTATCGAACTGGTCAGAAACATCCTTACCCAGACGAACATTGGCCCACCACTCGCCCATATCGGGAGTGAACACCGAAAGAACACCAGCCCTCTTCGGATCCCAAGCACTAATCCACTGGCGGATAACGTCACGAATCTCCTGCGGAGAAAGCCCCGACGCCTCGACACCGAGAGTGATATCCCCCACGTCATACACGGCATCAGTCCAAGTAGCGCCGTCCTGCCGGGCGCCCCTAAGCTCAAGGTTCTCAAACGGAGACATCAGACCCATGAACTTCTTAAGCACGACACCGTTCTGTGCGCCAGCAACCGGGGCTAACGGACCCGCAAGATAGAAGATGGATCCATCAACGCCCTTATAGGAGATCCAGGTGTCCTGATGACCAAGAGCCTGCTTAATACCCCACGCCGATATAGTGCCGGATGGATAGGTAGTCAAATAGCGTTCCTAACGGTATGCTTATGGCATGCAAGAACAGCCGCCGACAGAAGTGATTAGTGATGCCCCAACACAGATGGCCCCGCCCCGAGCATGGTCCGAAGAAAATGGGGCCATCGAGTGGGAGGAAATGCCAGACCCGCGGCGCCCCATCATTAAGTACGCGGTCGCCTCACTACTGACCGGTGCCGCAGCAGCGTTCATGCTCACCGGGGGAATCCACCCAAACAATGCGCCCCCGCCGGCCCCAACGCCCCCCACCAGCAGCACCATCGCCGCCCCCACGCCCAAGCCCCCGCCGACGCAAGACGACAGATACATCCAAGTGCTAGAGACAACATTCGGCAGCCCAACACGAGACCGAGACGCGGCAATCAAAGAAGGCCACTGGGTCTGCGACTACCTCGGCGACGGCCACACCCGGCAAGACGTCATCAAAGCGCTCAACGACGCCAACACCGGAATCGATGAATACACCAGAGACCGCACCAACGAAGCCGGCGCCCACGCCGCAATAACCGTCTACTGCCCCCAATACCAGGAACCGAAAACAGACGACGGCTTCATCACCGCCCTATACGCAACCAACGCAGGCCCAGACAACGACACAGCCGCCATCAAAGACGCCCACCTAGCCTGCCAAGAACTCAACAACGGAGCACCCAGAAGCCAAATCGTTAACGAAGCTCTAGCGAACATCAGCGGCTACACCAAAGACAACGCAAACGCCTTCGCCAGCCTGGCCGCACACTTCTACTGCCCCCAACAAATGGACAACACGTTCATGCAGCGATTCAAAGACGCGGGCTGGAAAATAACCGATCAGGCCGCGGCAATCAATTCCGCACACCAAACCTGCGACCTACTAGAACGGGGAGACAACCCCGACCAGGTCATCAAAGACTGGAGCCCCAACGACAGGGGAGCGGCCTGGACCAAAGACGATGACATGTTCTTCATCAACGACTCGATCCAGGTCTACTGCCCCCAATACGCCAAAAGCTAGGCGCCGGGCGAAGGCGCCATCGCCAACGCCTTATTGACCACACTGCCCAAGCCGTCCCACTGCTGATCTTTATGGTTATGGATCGTCGGATGATCCAAATGAACCATCGGCACAACCTGCTTCGCCTGAGCCGCCCCAGCATCCAAGTCGTCCTTGGGCTTCAACGGCGACGTCGACTTCATCCCCGCCATATTCTGCGGGCTCGGATGCGCGCCAGCAATACCCAACGCCACCTTCCCAAACAGGTTCTTAGTCGGATCACCCAACGCCGAATCATTAGGCAATAAAGTCTCCAAAAGACCCTCACCCAAAATACCCAGCAGCTGACCGCCATACCCGATAGCGCGGTTAGCCAACGCGAACGCCATCTGAGCGCCCTGCCCCGATCCCGGCGCGAAAGCATTCGCCGCCATAGAAGCCGCGCCCTCAGCGGCGCCGAGAATACCGCCACCGACACCGAAACCCTTAGACTTGTTGTCCTCACCGCCCTGACGGGACGGGTTCTTGAAGATGTTCCTGTCGCCGCCCGGTGTGGAGAAATTACCTGGCTCATCCCCCTTAGGGGTATATGCCGGGAAGGGGTGATCGCCCGGCTGCACACCGGGAGCGGCGGGCTTAGCGGTATGCGGTTTGGCGCCCGGCCCGAAGACGGGATTTGGTCCGCTAACCACCTGGGCACCGCGCTGCGGCGCCCCGGCTTTCACCGGGCCAACGGGATCAGGATGATCCGTTGGGGCTATCCCCGCCCCCTTCGCCTGGCTCTCGATACCCGGGGGAAGCGGCCCATGATCCGGGCCGATCTTCCCGTACTTCTGCTGCCACTGCTGAACGCCCACATACTGGCCCGGAACAATAGGACCGGGAGCTGGCGGTGTCTCAACCGGGTTAACCGGCACTACACCACCAGGATCAAACCCGACAACACCGCCACCAGAAAACCCGAACATCTCAGACAACAACAACCGAGACCCAGCCCCAGACTTCTGCAGATCCTGCAACAACTTGCTCGTATTAGCGCCCTTAGCGCCACGAGGACTATTGAAGAACGACTCCCATGAATCCCCTCCAGCCGAGCCGCCAATCGAACCCCAATAATGACCATTCGCGTCCAACAAATTCGACTGCGGGCCAGAATCCGTCATCACCGTAGGACCGCGCCTAACAGCCACCGACCCGGGAGTGATCCCCGTGCCAGGAATAAAACCGCCCCTACCATCCGGGATACCCGCAAACCCCCTCGCCCCAGGCGAAGGCGGGGGAGGGGTGACACCACCGGGAGCAAACCCGATAACGCCGCCCGTGCCGTAGCCGACAACACCGCCCTTCGACCACCAAGTCTTAGGCCCGAAGCCGCCCACGATACTGTTGACGTAAGCCTGCCGGGGAGGTTGAGCGTTGCCCTGCCAGTCACTTGCTACACCGTTCTGGCCCACAACGGTGGCCATCCAAGACGCTTGCTCTTGCGGTGAGCCGTTAGCCGGAAATGGCCCCGCTACCGATTGACGCGCCCGGATTTGCGCCGCCAAGGCTCGTGCATGTTCATCGAGCCCGCTGCCCGCCTGGGAGTCAGTGAAGCCCAGCGTAGGAACACCAGAAGGGTTATTCCCCTCCGTTCTTGCAAACCCCTGAAGCAGGGGATACATCGCGGGGTCAATACCAGCTCCCCGGAGGGCCGAAATCAGACCCCCGCCGGAACTGCCGGTACCCATCCCAGGAAAACCGGGAAAACCACCCCCACCGCCACGGGAAAGATACCCGCCACCGGGCATCTGCAAGCCGCCCCGCTTACCAACAGTAAGACCCAACGCCTGCGGGCTGTAACCCTGAGCAAGCAACTGCTCAAGATATTGCCGCTCCATAGACCTCTCCGAAGGATGACGCCCCCGCCCAGGCCCCTCATGGATCTTCGTCGTACTATCAAACTCCTGCGCCAAAGAATCCAAAGTCTGAGACGACGCCACCAAATACTTACCCCACGGCGAATACTTAGCAACACCCTTAGAAAACGAACCATAAAAAGTCGTAGCAACCTTCCACGGATCCGACCAAGGATTATTCAAAGCATCAATCCCCGCCTTGCCGCCAACCTTCGCAACAGCCTCCGGAGTAAGAATCCCCTCACCGCCACGCAAACCAACCGGCATACCACCCGGAAGCATCCCCAAAAGAGAATCCCGCTTCATATCAGGCTGGTGCAATAAAGGCTGCGAGAACGGGTCAGCAACCTTATCGGTACCCGACCCATAGCCGATCAGGCCGCCGCGGGCATGCCCCTCAAGCTGCTGCTGAGCCTTCTTAATACGCGGATCGTCAGGGTTGAACTTTCCGCCCATAGTGTTGTGATCCGGATGCGACTGCTCATACCTGCGCCACTCCTCGCCGGCCTGATACGCCATAAACGCCTCAGCGAGCGGCCCCAAACCCGGAACCACCGAACCGCCGCCGCCCTTGCCCTTCGGATCACGATCACCGCCCCCACCACCGGGAACCGGTATCGGCATGCCCGATCGCATCTCCGCAGCAGCCGCACCACCAGCAGCAGTAATAGCGCCGCCCATCTCCTCGGCGGCCTTAGCCCCCGCAGAAGTGATAGCGGCCCCCATCGTCTCGCCCGCCTTCGTAGCACCAGCCACCTCAGCCGAAGTGAACGCCTCAGCAGCCTTAGTTGTGCCCCCCACAATGGCGGCACCCAGCTCCTCAGCGGCCTTAGCGCCCGACCCGGTGATGGATGCGCCCATCTCCCCGGCAGCCTTCGTGCCAGCGCCCGTCACCGCGGCACCCATCTCCTCCGCGGCCTTAGTTCCCGCAGAAGTCACCGCACCAGCGTCTTCAGTCGCAGCCCCACCGCCACCAAGAGACTGAGTGGGAAGCCGCTGACTCAGCAAATTACCTAAACCCGACGCCCCACTCTTCAGCAAATCGAACGCCGGAGCGAGATCAGAAAACATGTTAACGATCTTCGACGCACCCCACGCCGCCGCAATCGTACCCACAACACCCACAAGGGCATCCATCGCAACCTTATTGCGATCCAAGAAATCAACGAAACCATTCAAATCATCAACAACGCGACCAAGAATCGGCAGCATATGCTCGCCCATCTTCCCGGCCAACGCCTCAAGAGACGAACCCAGCTTCTTCCACTTCATGGTGTCGCTCTGCATCGCCTGATTAAACGAATCCAGGAAAGCACTCGGGGTGCCCTGCTTGCCGAGCGCAGCCTCACGGCCCTTAAACTGATCCAGCATCTGCGGACTACCCGCCAGCATCATCAGCATCCGGCCAGCATCCTTACCGCCAGCCACCCCCTGAAACGCCCCCAACATGTTCTGAACATCCGGAGAATCGCTCCGAATATTCGAGTTAGGGCCGTGCAACTCCTGCTGCTTCTTCAGATAGTCCAGCATGATCGGAACGTCCGTATCGGACAGATCCACCCCAGACTTACCAAACACCTCTTTAAGCTTCTTAGGGTTCGTCAAAAGGCTACGAACCTGAAACCCCCCCAGCTCCGACTTCTGAAATACCGGAGACTGAACAAGCGCCGCAGCATCCGGCGACAACTTGCTTAAATCCTGCTCCTGATACTGCTGCGCCAACTGATTCTGATAAGCATAACCAAGATGAACCAGACCATCAGGCCCCTGCTTCTTCAGTACATCATCCAGAATGACCTGCAGAGTGCCAGCCAAACCCCTCTGGGACAGATTAGAGGAGATGTCTTCCGGATTAATGCCCATCTGGCCCATCCGCTTCGACTGAGCCGCGCCAGGGGCGGCCAGGTTCTTCAACAGATTAGCGAGGTTAGGTGCAGACTGCTGCGAAGTTTGACCCGTCTGCGACGCCTGCTGCAACGCAGCAATAATCTCACCCGGGCCGATCCCCGCCAACTGAGCCGCAGGCTCAATCGAGTGCAAAGAATTAGCGAAATCATCCATAGTGCCCTTGACGCTGGCCGAACCAGCCGCCAACAACGCCGTCGCATCCTGAATCTTAATCCGATAGTCATGCGACGTCGTCGTGATCGCCTGAATAGACTCTTCAAGACTCGTATGAGTGACCCGGGAAAACTGCAACGCATTCTGCATCACATCCACGGCATCCTGCCCGCGATACCCCGAACCCGTCACATAGTTAGTGGCCCGCTCCACCTGGCCATAACCCCCGGCAATCTCCTTCGGAGAATAACCGGTACGCTGCGCCAACTGATACACACTGTCAGTCAACAGTTTAATATTCGCCGACGTGTCATGCTGCTGAGCCTGAACCTGATTCAAACTGTTCTGCACACCCGCAGCGATCCGGGTACTCTCAACAGCGCCACCGACCACGCCGATAGCAGCGCCCGCACCAGCGATATTCGCCCCACGAGGAAGAATAATGGGCGCACTTCTACGCCCCTCCGACCCCCCGCGAGGAGTCACAACCGGAGCAGGCTCCCTACCCCCACGAGAAGCCATAACGGCGGCATTAGCCCCGCGAGAATCACCGATCAACTTGTTCGTATTGGCGATCGCCGCATCAACCTCACGCTGCGCAGCAATCATCGTCTCAGACGTGCGCTTAAAGTTCTGCGCCCGCAAACTATTGATCTGAGCCTCAGCCCGCTGCAACTCCGCGAGACCAACCCTCATGTCCCGATAAGCCGCATCCGCCGCGAAACTCAACTCCTTGAACTGCGCCGCGGCACCATCAAGCTGGAAACTCTCAGAGAAAGCCCGGCTACTCGACCGGCCCCCTTCGGCCATCGCCGTCTTGGCGTCCTTCAGGACACGCTCAACAGAGGCTAGATTCAACCTAGCCAGAATGTCCAAAAAGATGCCGCCCTCGGCCACGCTTCCCCCTATTAAGTTTTCTTCCCAGCCAACTGAGACATGATGTGCTCACGCGCCGCACGCTGACGTTCAGACAAATCCTCAGTCGACCGCAACTGGGTCGGCGACTCCACCATATTCAGATCCATCTTATGCCCGGCATGAATAGCTGCGGAATCCGCCCGCAAAAGACGCAACTCATTCACCAACGTAGCATTAATATATTCCTGCTCCGACCAGTCACCGTCACGCCGCTCACGAGACAACATGGAATCGGGGTCAGACTCCAAAGCCTGAATCAAAACCAGCAGACGCCTACTAGACATCCGCCCCTGGTGCCAGTCATGAATGTCGATACCCCGGACAAGCAGATCAGCTTCGATCTCCACCGGGAACTGCCGCATATAGACGACAGCATCAACTATTTTGGGTCCGCGTCCGCAACTTCCTTGTGCTCCCGCACAAGCATCTGCCAAGCCAACGTGATGTCATTGGAATGGCCGCCGGCCGCGACAAACCTCTTGTGATCCTCATCCCCCAACAAGGCGCGGGCCGTACGGATAGCCAACGGCTCTGGAGCCTGACCGCCGATCCGCAGCGGCTCAACAAGATTACCGGCCTCGTCCTTGTCGTAGTCCTGCCCGGACTGCACAACCTCCAGACGCTTCTGCGCCTCATCGGAAATCAGCATCGGATGCGGGATCTCGTACTCTTCCCCATTAGGCATTTCCAGGAAGATCGAGGAGAGCTGGGATTGAGCTTCGATAACCTGCTGCCGAAAATCACTCAGAGCAAGTTTGCGGCGTTGGGCGAAAGATTGACGAGGCCGAGCGGCCATAAAACATGTCTCCTAAATAGGTTGAAGGGAAAACCCCCGGCCCAATGCCGGGGGCTTCCCGAACCGCTTACGCGGAATTAACTAGCAGTGATGTTATTCGACACCGTGTACACCGCGGTCTGGTTATTCGCCGCCGTCGCAGTCACCGTGAAGGTGTAAACGTCGGTTGCAGTCAAACCAGAAAGGGTCAACGTCACCACGCCACTCGCCACCGCAGTGGACGCGACAGCCGCCGCCGCCACCGTCGAAGTAGTGGTGTTATCCCCAGAAACCGTGTAAGTGAACGGCTGATTCGGGGAAGTGGGCTCGTTGAACACCAGCGTCGCCTGCCCAGCAGTAGTGGCCGTAGCAGTCACCGTGTGAACAGTCGGCAGAACAACCGGGCCACCCAAAGCGAGCCACGCAGGACCGCCGTAAAGGGCACGCTTCGCGAACCCGGAAGCCGGATCCACATACACGCCGAACGAAATACCGAAGTCATCCGGCTTCTTCGCGTTGAACTGACGCTTATTCAGCTTAGTGATCGACACCCGCGGCCGAATCTCAGCCACATAAATCGGGTTCGTCAACTCGCCATCAACACCGATCACCATCACCTGGCGGTAAATGATCTGCGGAGTAACCGAGTAATCCACCTTAAACCCAGACGCACCAACCGACTGCAAAACAGAAGTCGCATTCGTGCCCGGAACATCCACCAACGGCAGGTTGTTGAACAACTGCAGCATAACGGGGTTGGACTCCGAACCCACAACGTCGATATCCTCACCATCGGAATCAACGTCAGTACGCTGCGGCAACCGAGACTGCCAAATGTCAGTATCGTTCGTCTTATAGCGAGGGTTGAAATCCACACCATTAGCGTCAACAGCGCCCAGATCGAACCAACGACCGCCCGGGTTGTCAGTGTCGAACAGAGTAGTCGACAGGCTGCCGTCAGACTCAAACGGAGAAAAAGCCGAAAGGTCAGTCGTGCCGGCAGGATCCCAGTCGCGGACCAGCACGGAGCCATAAAGCCACTTCCGAATGTTATTGGAATTGACCTGCTCTAATGCTGTCCACAATTCACCTGTGGTCATATTAAGTTGTTTTCCTTCTTAAGTTTTTAAGAGGATTGATTCATCCTCAGTTCAATGCGGTAACGACCGCAATACCTCTTCAGGTTCGGATCTTCATAGTTACGCCAAGCCGGCGTCTCCACCGTACAAATCCGGTCAATAAACGCCCGACCGCTATTCAGGTCGAAACCCTGCTTCGCCGTCAACGCCCACGGATTCATCTTCAAATGGAGAGCCCTAGCCGCATCACTCGCCGCAGTCATATCCGCAGCGAAAGCATGCACAGACACCGTCGCACAATCCGTGATCATGTCATCAGCGCCCGCCAGCCTCGTCACCAAATAAAACGGGAGCGGCGGCCTCGACGGCATATCCACAGACACATTCGAGAAGAACTGGCTCAAATACGTGACAACCAGCTCCTCAACATCGGCAGCGATCATCCGATGAACAACCGATCCGACACACGCTCAGCCGAATCAACAGCACCGCCCCCGAAATGGGCAAGGACACGAGCCCCATAGCCGTGCTCCGGGTTGTGGATACTGCCGTACTCCAGCCAGCCCGCCAACGGCATCAGATCCGTGCCCACCGCCACCGTGCCATCCTGCTCGGTGAGCTTGACGGAGTTTCGGTAATCCTCAGCGACGTTGGTGCCGTAAGCAGTGGGCTCCTTGCTCTCGTGCGTAGGCTTATCGCCGCGCACCGGAGCAATCGACTTCCAATAAGCCTCGACCTCCTTGGCCTTAGCCAACTTAGCCGCGTACACCACCGCCGAACCAGCTATCCAGCCCTCCATGTCCGCGGCATACAGGCCGGCCTTCTCAATCTCAGCCAAAGCCGAAGCCGACTTGCCCGACATGAACCGGCCACGAGAATCCCGGAAAAAACGATCCGCCATCAGCCAAACTCCTTCTTGAGAATGAACTTGATGTAAAAGATCCGCGCCCACGCATCCCGAATCTGTTCAGAACCAATCACCCGATACCTATCACCGCCGAAATGAACAAACCACTCAGCCTCAACCGAACTAGTATTATTATTAAACAAGGTGATAGCTATATGGGTGGCCTCAGAATAGGCGGTATCGTTGACATCGTCCTTCACCGACTTACACTGAATAGTCGACCCGGGCTGATCAAACGAAGACTCGGCTACTGCTGGGGCTTTATGTAAACGGTCCACAACCACACCAGGGTTCTCGAACGTCAGCGTGACATTACCCGGATTCAGAGGCATCTTTACGACTCCTCCAATAAGCTAAAGCCCGCTCCGGAGACAACGACCTGAACACGCGATGATCATGAGGTTCCTTCACCCAGTGAATACCGCAAACCTCACAAACCCCACCACTAGGCGATGCTAATGAGGACATAGCGGTCCATGATCTTCTCATCGAAAGCGTTGATCACAATCCCGACGCCGCCAGTGTTACCGGCATAACGTTCGTTGAATGCACCCACATCCCGCTGCAACAACAGCGCCGGGTTCTCCAGATACTGCTGAGCGAAACGACAAGCCGCATTCACCAGCTCCTGCGGAACCGTGTCAAAGCCGTGGTCATAAGTGACCTGCAACCCGCCAGGCACCCACGGCCAGGAGGGGCCGAACGACGACGACGTACCGGGTTCACCAGTCGTGTCATAAATCAGCCCGGTCTCACTGACAAAACGGTAATTGGTGAGGGATGTCCACACCAACCCCTGCCCGGATGTCTGACTAGGAAGCAAGCCCTGAACCAACGAAACCGCCCCAACGGGAACGTTGGGAAGCAGCGCCTTGCGGTAAGGCTGCGGGTCGATGAAAGCGACATCCCCGGTGACCTTGTCGAAAGTCCGGTTGCAGTAGCTCTCAACGAAGGACTGAGCCCAACTCAACGCCTGCGTGACACTCGGGCTATCGTAAACAGCCGATATCGGAGTGAAAGTGGATTCGAGTTGGGACTGGAAAGTCACTTCGTCTCCGCGGCCTCAGTAGCCTTCGCCGGCCTACGACCGCGGCGCTTAACCACCTTGGTCTCAGCGTCATCCAAAGACTTCTCATCCTCGCAACCAACAGTCTGGAAAACCGTCTCAGGCTCAGACTTCGGAACGATAGGATAAATATGGCCAACACTCACAACAGGACGTTGCGGAGGCGGGGTATCCTTCACCACCACACGAGTAACGTGATAACTCAAATTAATTCCCTCCAGGGAAGACATAACTCACAGAAGCGGTACCGCTAGCAGTGATGCCATACAGGTCATGCGGAGGTCCATCGCTGGGCAGAATCAACCCCGCGCCAGACCCCAGAGTGGCACCCTGAGTCGCACCAGTCGCCGTAACAGTCGACCCCCCCAAAATCACCGAAGCGGACCCATTATTGAACAGGTAAATGCCGCCAGGCCCCGGGGACGCAATCAACGTCGCGGTAGTACCAACCGATACAGTGCCTTGAACGTAGGGCTGATTAGCCATTAAGCGCCGCCAATAACCGCGTAGTTCACCTTGACAGTGCCCGAAGGCGCGGAGTGAGCCGAGATGGTCAGAGTCGTCGTAGTGGCAGCACCAGAAGCGCCCATACCAGCGTTATCGCTCACAATAACCGCATCCGGCGCGATAGTGTAAGGCTTAGCGAAAGTCACCGTGAACAAGGTGCCCGTAGTGGGGCTCGACCCAGCAGTGATACTAACCGTGCCGAACTCATCCCTACCAGTGTTGCTAAGGCCGCTGGGACTAGTCCCAGCAGCCGCACCAGCCGCGACGCCCGGCTTTAGAGCCGAAGCCTCCGAGAACGCATCCGACCGAAGACGGAGGATACTCAATTCAATTAATCCTTTCTAGGGAAAGAGGTGCCCAGTGTTCGGCCAATCGACCGAACACCGGACAACCCCAAACCAATTCGGTCTTAGCCAGCAACCAGATGGGTCAGCTCGAAAGCAGTCGGACGGTAGCAAAGCAGACCAAGACGCTCGTCAGCACGAACAGTGATCTTGCCCTCGATGAAGTCAGACTCATTTGAATTCGTCATCTGCATTTGCACACCCTGACGGCGAGCAATCTGAACCGTCTGCGGGTCAAACCACCCAGTCAGGATCGTGCCGACCGGCATCAACGGAGTCGTGCAAACCGGAACGCCCCACAGAGACTTAACCGGGCCACGAGAAACGCCATACACATTCCCGAACATCGAAGTGTTCATGAACTGCTGGTTAGCGTCCTGCGCAGTCTCCAGACGCTGCCAATCACGCGGATGCATGATGTGAGCAGTCGGGGACTGGAACACCGCCAACTCGATGTCCACAGCGGCGTCCTTCAGGTTCAACGAAACCGACAGCGGATCCGGGTAAGAAGTACCCGCACCAGTCACAACGCGGCCATAATGCAGCGAAGAAATGGTCTGCGACGCAACACCAGCACCATTAGTGCCAGCCGGCGGGAACGCGATGCTCGAACCGGTACCCGAAGTGGCACCATAAATCGAACCAGACGAAGAAGCGGCGAAGCTGCTCGCGAAGCTCAGCAGACCAGACACACCCGGGTAGCCGCTGGCCGCCAGGATCTGAACCTCTTCCTGACGCTGCAGCGACATCAGCAGACGACCCTGAACAAAGTTGAACAGAGTCGGCGCGTCCGCAACCGCCTCATCCGAGATCGTCAGAGCGTTCGCGATCTTGCCGACCTGGGCGTAAACACGCGCCAATTCGATGCTTGAGAACGGGAACGTCCCCGCCTCAGCGACCTGATTGGCCTGCAGGTTGACCGACGACTCAGTCAGGTACGAAATGTTCGGCGAAGTCGTCGCGAAAGAACTGATCAGGTCATTGATCGTCAACTGGTAGAACAGTTGCTCCACGATGCCCGGACGGAAATCCGGCAGAATGCCGGGACCGAAAGTACCAGCCAAGAACGGATTCTGGCCCACGCCGGAAGCCGAAACGGAGTTGAAGCCATCCAGGCCCTCACCGATCACGTTGCCAGCCTCGGTCGCGTCCTTCAGGCCCAGACCCTCCAGGCCCAAGTCGATCTTCTTGCGTCCAGTACCGGAGTGCTCATTCGCGGCGAAAAGCTGCGCGGCGACGCTATCGCCGAACTTGTCCTTCGCCTCCAGCACCTGCGCGGCGATCGCCCTACGCGAAGCCTGAGTGAACGGGTGCGAAACCTCGAACTTGGTGACCGACTCGCCAGTCTTAGCGTCCTTGATGTTGCCGCCGGTAGCGAGCTTCGCCATCATCTCCGAAGCGCCCTCAGAACGCGAACGGGCAGAATGCCACTCTTCAAACTCGCCCTGAAGAGTCTTGTAAGCGGTCTCTTTCTCGTCTTCGGTAATCGCCTCGTTCTGCTCGAAGTCCTTCGCGAAGTCCGCGAGGCGCTGAGTAAGTTCGCGACCCCGCTCGTCCAATTTAACGGACATATTTAGTTATTTCTCCTGTGTAATTAGGACTTGGGTAATTGCGCACGCATTTGCATCAACTGCAGAGCGCGTGCCCTCTTCGCCTTCTCATCAGCGGCCTCAACGGCGGGTGCGGGTACCTCATCGGTAGCGGCAGCGGCCTCAGCGGGTGAATCATCGGCTAAAACTTCATCCAGAGCCTTCTCAAAAGCCTCCAGGTTCGACGGCTCATCTTCAACCGTCTGTGTCACCTCAACCAGAGATTCATCCCTAGCCTCGGCGGAATCGATCGAGTCGAGCATGTCCTTAAAGAACTCGCGCGCCTCATCGTGAGAATCGAACGCAATAGACGCGCCCGCTTTACTCATAAAAGTGACCCGGTCCTCGTCAACCGACTTATTGGCGCCAGAACTGGCCCCCGTGTGAGGATCGGGTTCGGTCTCGATAATCGGGCAAGCCGCACCCAAATGGCTAGACGCATCATGGATGGCCTGAACCAGGGCAGCATCGCCGCCCCGACCACTAGCCGTAGCAGCCGCCTTCAACGCATCCGCGTCAACCGACTTCGAGCCATCGGGGGAGTAGTCGATACCGAACTTCTCCGCCGCCGCATGAATCCGGCCAGTAATGTGCTCACGCTGCTCCGGGGTGTACTCAGCCCGATTCGACGCCTTACCCCAATAAGACAAGGCAGCCCGGACATGCTCCTCCGTATCAATCGGATACCGAGCCTGCCCATCCTCCTGATAGCCGGGATCCGCATAAGCAACATCGCCGTAAGGCTTCTTATCGGCCTTAACCACCTCAGCATCCCCAGACTTGGGGCTGAGAGCCTCCAGGACGGCCTCTTTAACCTCCTCGGGCACATCACCCTCGGTGGCATCCGATAGGGCATCCTTAAGGGCGCTAGCGGCCTTAGATGCCAAGATAACGGCATCCCGGTTAGAAGGAGTCGCCACAATGCCCGCGTTAAGCAACTCACGGCGCGGCTCGCTGTCCTTCTTCGACTTATCAGTCATAAAAGCAACCGACACATTGCGGATATGCCCCTCAGTAACAAGAGTCCGCACCTCCTGCGCCTTCGGCGTAGAAGCGAAATAAGCGTCCATCATCAACTGATCGCCATCGAAATACGGGTGGAAAGACCCAACCGTGTCAGCGACACTCATCCCGTGGTCAATATCCAGCGGGTAGCGCTCTTCGAGCGGCTCAAGCCACTCATCACGGTGAAGGCGATCACCATCGCGGTCAAGCGACGGAGTCGACAAAACAGCAGTAAACCCACCGTTCTCGCCGAACTTATCGCCGTCCGTCGCCTCAATAGCGGCAATGGACTTGCCATAAACAGTATTCATTTGTTCCTTGCGTTAAGCAGCTTTATCGCGCTCGGCGATCGCCAACTGCACGGATGTCAAGATATCTTCAAGTTCCTCGGGATACTTCTGCGCCATCTGAAGGGCAAAAGCCTTCAACTCCGCCAAAGTCTTACCCCTCCCAACCTGGGCCTTAATCTCACGGAAATGCTTAGGCCTCGCCGACGAGGAAGGGTTCTGATTACCCGGCTGCGGGCCGCCGCTGGACGAAACCGGCGACGGCGGCTTAGCAGGAATCGAATGCGGCCTACCCTGATCCAACGAAGCAACCGGAGTGGACACCGGACCAGGATCCAAATGAATCCCATCCGGAGTCGTCCCCGACGCCGCAACATTCATCCGGATCACCTCACCCGGAGTACCCAACTCCTGAATCGCCGAATTGCAATACAACTTATCGGCCTTAGGATCGTCATACCTGTTGAGCCCCAACAACTCCCGGGCCTCATTCGGGGTGATCGCCGCAACAGACACACCCTTATGGGCCGCATCCATCCGCATCTCATAATCCCCGCGCATCACCTCATCCGTCGCGAACCGCATAATGTTCTTCCGCGACCAAAACGAACCCACATACGTGTCCATCACCGACTGCAACATCTCGATCACCGGAGCCATCGTGTCCCGATAAAACGCACGCATCTGCTCAGTGATATTCGAGAACGTGGCATGCTCAAGGATCCCGATCAACGTCGGCGCAACATCATAAACCGCGGCGATCTCCTCGCGATTCATCTTCCGACACTCAATCAACTCAAGATCAACAGCCGTCATCTGGAACGGCTTCGCCGTCACCCCATCCTCAAGGACCAGCGTCTGACCAGCATTAGACGACCCCGCATGAGCCTGGCTAAACGCCTCCTTCAACCGCTTCGCCCCAGCCGGGTTCAAACGATTCGGCGTCTCCAACACCAAATTAGGGCGCCCGGCGTTCTTCCACATAGAAGACACCGCATTACGCGACGAATCCTCCGCGAAAATCGTGGACCGCAAAGCCTCCATCGGAGACAAACCACGCTCCAAGTGAATCGGATTGAATAGCCGGAACGGAACAACGTCCTCCTGCTCAAAACGCACCAACTCGGTGTTAATACCCGAACCAGCCTCAAAGAAATAAGTGTAACGGCCAGTCTTCGGCTCACGCTTAATCGCAACCCTCGACGGATGCATCGGCATAAAACCGAACGGAGCCCCAGTATCATCCCGGGCCACCGCCAAATACGTCTCACCATAAATATCGATAGTGGTCTGCACCCAATGCCAAAACCGGAACGGATCAAGATAATCATTCAGACACGGGCTAGCGATCAGACGCGCATACGCAGAACGGGTATCCAGCGTCCGCGTCTCCCCGTCAACATCCCACACATTCACCGGAAGACGAGCGACCGCCTTAGCCCGCTTATCGATAACCGTACGAACCCAAGGATTACGCTGCCAAATCTCCCCATACATCGCATAGCGATACTCCAGATCCATCCCAAGATAATCTGGATAATAGTAAGACTGCGGAATGATCGGCTGAAGCTCAGCAAGAGCCTCAGGGGCCAGATCAAGGCCCGAACTGCTGATCTTGACAGGAAGATTCTTACCCTTGGCGAGACGCATCAGTCAGCCTCTGCACATACGCCACATTGTCGTGGCGGATATAAATCTCCCCCTCAACCTTCTCAGGAACATCATTATCGGGGTAAGCCACCACACTGGCGAAAACCGCGTAAGTTCGGTCCTCGGCGATCAGCACCCCCGAAAACTGGGTTCCCACCCTAGGGGTGACATGGAAGCGCTCACGCAACTTCCTCTGTATTAAGTTTTTACTCATTCACATCCTTGTCACAGGACCAGGACGTCCCGTTCGCAATAGACCGACATTGTGGCCTGATCCCGCGTCCAATAAGCGTTCACCGCCATGATCGCGGCCGGCACAGCGTCAATACGCTTAGAAGACCTAACACGGTGCGGCTTCTCAGGCATAATCAGATCAGGATCGGAAGTCTTATACTTCGCCTCGCAGGCATCGAAACAAAACCGGGCCAGCGGATTAGCATGATGACGGAAAATACCCTCAGTCACCATGTCAAAGACACGGTGCATCCCATCCGACATGGTGTTGAACTGGTTATCGTAAGCGTAAATGTCCTCCACGCCGATCCCCGTCTCCAAACGGATCCGCTGAATCACCGGCTCAGACATATGCTTATCCACATCCCCGCCCAAAATGACGAAACGATGCGAATCAGCCTTAATATCGGCGTACAACTGCTCAAAATCCAGCACATCGCCGGGGGTGACAGTCAACCAGCCGCCGCGAACAAACTCCGTCGTAAACCGGCCATTATTCAACCGATCCAACTTCTCCACCGCCGCCTCAGGCATCCAATGACGCCACACCACATCAACCCCATAAGAAGGATCAGCAGCCGGAAACAAATAACAGATCGAACACAAATCCTGCTTAGCCGCCAAGTCCAGCCCAAACCAGCACTCACAACCCTCAAACGACCTCAACAGCGCATCATTGCTGTCATAGACAGTGCTGCGGTTGGACTTCTTATCCCACAGGAACATGTTCATCCACCGCACCGTCGAAGACTGCCACTGATTCAGCCGGTACTGGCGAAACGCCATCTCCGCGATCGGATTAGCCTTCGCCTCCAACGCCTGCTTACGCAACGCCTCCAAACTCAGAAAATCCCCCAGCGCCGGGTTAGGATGCCACCAATTATTCTCATCCCACGGATCCGCATCCTTCGGCGTGTTACGCATAAACACGAAGATGTGATGATGCTCGGGGGCATCGGGGGTCTCCAAAACCCGCTCCATCTGCTTATGCATCTGGCCGGCGAAACCCTCAGTATCGTTCCCCGCCGTCGTGCTAGCGATCATCAAAGGCTGTAAACGAGCCCCCGACCCCATACCCGTGCGCAGTGAATCCCAGAGATCGCCACCGTCCCACGCAAGAAGTTCATCGGCACCGACACCAGATGGGTTGCTGCCAAGAGCAGACTTAGCGTCAGCAGAAATGACCTCATAAAACGAGTGGGTTTTCTCATGGTAAATCCGCTTCTTATAATCACTGACCTTCAAATGCTTACTCAACACGGGCGAAAACTTCACCATCTGAGCCGCGACATCAAAAGCGAGCTTCGCCTGCTTAATATCACGGGCCACGCCATAAACCTCGGCCGATTCCTCGCCATCTGCGATCAGGAGGTAAAGCATGACCCCGGCAAGCATCTCCGTTTTCCCGGACTGACCGGTGGGCATGAGATCACTGCCGGCAAGAAAGAATCCCGACCGGATACCAATACACTTGGTCTGTTTGACACCCACGGGCTCGATAGAGACGATCGAATCCAACTGGTTCTTACTGGTGGACCTGCGTTCCTTTAGGGCCTTGCGGGGCATCCTGTGAGGATTGGGCAGCCCATCCGCCGCCGTGAAGCAGACTTCGTGGTACTCGCCATAGCCCTTAACGCGCTTGACGGCTCGGCGAGTGTTGTAGCCGACAGAACGGGCCAGGAACTCAACCGAATCAGCAATCTGCGCACTTTTCTGGCAGAAGCCATAGGTGAGCGTAGTGGCCTTTTCGGACGCCCAGCCATCGGTGTCCATCAGACCGCGCAGCAGGTCCAGGCGATCCGCCTCCGACGCCAACAGATACCCCTCGGGCACATGCTTGTTGTGGAGCACCCCCAGCGCCCGCAACTGCGTCATGAGTTTCTGGACGTAGAAGACCTGCGACAAGTTAGTCGGGCGCGTCTCATAGCCGGCCGCCTCAAACTGCTCCCGCATGAACGGCTGATCATCCTCGTGCGCGGTGATAGCCCCGGACTTCGCCGTCCCATCGCCCAACCACGCCCCAAGGCAATACGGGTCTACGGGAAGCTTTCCCGAATCAATCTTGAGAGAGCCGATAGCGGGTAGGGCGTTCAGATAGACGCCACGACCATCCTTCAGCGGGCGTTCCAACATGTCGCCCGTCGTCACAACGTACTTGGCGTATTCGGCCTTCAGTCGCGTCCCACCCGGCTGCCGAACCGCCCCCCGCGGCTTCGTGCGGTCTTGAATAAGCCAATCGTGGTCGACGCCCACCTCAAGAGACTTCTTGAAGCGGCTGGTGACACGGTAAGCCATCTCCGTGTAAACATCCGAAACGAACTCAACCGCCTCGGGCTGGCCCTCCAGATTGAACACTTGATCCCCGGGCCGAATATCCGCGACGGTTGTCCAGCCACGATTAGCCGTGAGAACAGGGGTATCAGCGACAATGGCCTTGCGGGCAACCTCGATCCATGCGATCTCATACCTACGCTTGTAGCTTTGATACTCATCCGACCACACCGCTTTCCCGAATAGCGGTCGAATGATGCCGTCCCTTTGCCACTCAGCCAGGAGGAACTTCTTCCTCGCATAACGGCCCTTAGTGTGCTGCAGGATCTCCTCGAAGAACGCCTGAGCCTTATCCGCCCGCGGAGCACAAAAGTGCTCGCCCCGGCCCTGGCACTCAACATCATCGAAGGTGTAGCCGCACACCGGCACCTTAGGCTTTCTGGGCACGGCTACACCCCCTAACAGTTATTCCCCGGCTTCAGCGCCGAACAGTGACCGCTCCAACGCCTCAACCGCCCCCCGGAACGCCGGGCCTTTACCCTTATGGGCCTCCAACCTGCCGCGGTGCTTGTCGAACAGCCGCTTCAAATGCCGCTCGACAATCACCCGAGAATGATCAGAGCTTGTGGACAAAGTCACTGACAGTGGTCAGCACAGACTCCAGCTCAGTCAGCGGAGTGCGGTACTGCGCAGGCAGAAACACCGCGAACTTGTCAACCAAAGCCAAAGCCTTGGTGATACCGTCCAGCGCGGCCTCGACCTCTTTCAACAGGTCGCCGACGTTCAAACTCTGGATAGGACTAGTCATAAGGTTTACCTTTCAGGTACAGTGTTAGTATGTATAGGTTGGTTAATCTGCTGGTGTACGGGACACCCACACCCGGCCCCCTAGACAAGCGGGCCTTCTGGTGGGGGATCACCCACCCCTTCGGGCCGCCGCGACCATGGTGGAACCGCGAACGACGCCGCGAATGGTTCAGATACAACGAGGTGCCCTGGTGATCTTCAAAACCAAATACGTCCGCGCAACCCCCGCCAAAATCCGCCGCGGCCACTACCACGACGGATCCATCGCCCTCTGGGTCGAAGGCCGCGGCGGCGCCATGCTCATGCGCCCCACCGTCTGCCTCAGCGAACACGGCCACAAACCCGCAGACGGGCACTGCTTCATCAAAGACTACGGCGAAAACGCCGGGGTTTTACAGGCGCTACAGCAGGCCGGCGTCATCGGCCCGATCGCGCGCACCGTACCAGTGGGATTCACCGCAGTACATGAAGTGCCGCTATGCGAGGTGGCATGAGCGATGTTGAGTGCGACGGAAAATGCGCCCGCGAATTCCAACCGTGCGACAAGACCGCCGTTGCCGTCACAATCGACGGCGAAGACGGACACTGGTGGCCGGTATGCCCCCACCATTCACGGGGGCGGCGGCGCATGGTCCCGCTGGCCGATTTACTCGCACTAAACCTGTAACCGCTCGCGCCTTTATCAGGAAAGTGAGCAAACGATGACGGAGCATCGACTGAAAACGTGGCCCAAGCACTTCAACGACATCTTGTGCGGGCTCAAGACGTTCGAGGTTCGCCGCGATGATCGTGGGTTTCAGGTCGGCGACACACTGATTCTTGAAGAGTATGACCGCACTCGAAAGTACTCAGGCCGCTACCTCACTCGGAAGGTGACACACCTTCTGCGCGGCGGCGAGTTCGGCATTGAAGAGGGCCACGTCGTTATGTCCATCACGCATCCATCGGCTACGTAGCGCAACGTTATCGGTAAGGAGTCACATGCCCAGGAAATACTTTCCGCAGCTAGACGGTACTTGGCGTTTTGTCGAACGTGACGTGCCGCAGGGTATCGACGCCGCAGTTGACGGGCAGGATTGCTACGTGTTCCAACGCGCTGGCGGTGACCGCCCAACGGATAAGTTCTCGACGTACGTTATGCCCGTTGCGAGGTTCTGGAACCTTCCATAAAGGCTTAGTTATCGGCCGGTGAACGCCCCCACCAGACGCTCCAACTCCCCAGCACAAAACTCCCGAGCAAAATCCGCCTCAGACTCCGCACCACAATTATCCATCGACATCGCCCGCCACTTCGCCGCCAAATCCAACAAAGCGCCAATCAACCCAAAATCCGCTCAGCCCCAGACGCAGGACCAGAATCCCTCGACTCAATCGTCAAATTCGCCCGATCCCCCGGAGTAAACCCAAACCGCGAACCAATCTTCGCCATCGTCTCCACACAATCCCGCATCATCTGATGATACGGAGACTTGATCACACCCCCCGCAGCGCCGCGATCCACATACTTGCCGTACGAAGTCTCACGTTGCAGCAGAGTGCGGCACTCCCGGTACTGGGCCACAGCCTCACAAAACGCCTCAAACGCATACACATCCCACGGCGTCAACATGCCCTTATCCCCAAGGTCATCGGCGAGCTCGTCCCAAATCTTCCGGGCATCCACCGTCATCCCAGCCGGCGCAACCGCCCTACCCTCGCTAGGCAGCGGCTCATCCCGATTAATATGACACTCCTTCTCACCACGCAACACCTTCAAATGCGTCGGCCGCGGCTTAGGACCACGAGCACCCATAGACACCCCCCGTACTGGTACAGTATGGTTTAAACACGATTCAGGCCGGTTTAGGCCAAGTTTTCAAAGGAAAGAGCAGGAAAATGGGCGACATCGGCACCGAACCGCGCAGGATCGAAGTCATACCAGCAACAAAACCCGTACGACAACCCCTGCCCGAACCCCAAACACCGAAAACCCCCGAGAAAGTGCCAGCCGGTGTCTGACCTCGAAGTAGCACGCTACGCACTACGCACCTTCCGGCCCGTCGCCAACGAAGAAGAACGCGACAACGGAGGCTGGTCGTTCTTCAAA